CGTTATAAATCATACAACCTCTAGCTGTAATAGTAGCTGTACCAAAAGTTAAATCAGCAAAATCTGTAAAAGCCGTTGTACCTGATGATGATGGATTAACATTAGTTAAAGCATTTCCACCAGAAGTGTAATTAGTGCCAGATGCTTGATTGGTTGTAGTAAAAGCTGTGGTAGCTGCACCCATTGTTGCACTTGAAGTATACAAAGCTAGTTTAAAAGAATTACCTCCAGAAGCTAAAAAGTTATGTTTACCTTCTAATAGTTCTTTTTTAAAACTTGTTGCCATTGATTGTGTTATCGCCATTATAGTCTCCTAATAATATTTGCTAGGTCTTTATGACCTTGTTTTTCTAACTCATTACATACTGTACATATGTGGTTTTTAATACCTTCTTGTATATAGTATGCAATGACCATTTTTGTTCTATCTCTAAAAGCATGAGCTTGTGCTTTAACCATAGGGTCAGCATTATCACTAATAGAAACTATTTTATTTGTTGCCATTTCTGCAACTTCTTCTATGCTGTGTCCTTTATGATCTGTTGTAGTTACGCCTAAACTACCTACTTTAATGTCAGTTTTTAATGAAAACATATTAATATTTTTCTGGTTCTACAGGATTTAATTTTAAATCATTTCTATTAATTATACCAACTGGCTTGGGCGTTTCTTGTATTTGAACTTCTGACAGTTTACAAACACTCATGTTTGGACCATCTTGATAAGTTATCTTCGGATCGTTAAGTCTATGATATCCATAAAGTTTTTCTTGCATTGGTATATCCATATCAAGTAAGGATGATCTAGGTGCTACTTCTATTTGTATACCTGAATCAATACATTTAGATAACCAAAACTCAGTACATGATCTACCTGCTTCTGCAAAATGCATATTGTTTCTATATGTAAAATCAATGCCAAAAAGAGAAAGCTGTTTAACTTCGTTCCATAAAGCAAAAGCTATAGCATAAGGAATTGTGTTATTAAAATATGAGCAGCCTAAATCACTTACTATTGATTCTATTGGATAATTAATGGCAGAAGGAACTCTGTTATCTAACTCACAAGTATAAATAGGAAATTTGCATTGAGGCAAAAGCCTACGCATCATAGGTGTCATTGTTCCAGCATCTTCTGTATCTAGGAATCTACTCATTGGGTCTAAGATAAATGCTCTATCAATATTAGGTAAAACACCTATCATTGCATTTATTGCCCATACTTCATCAAATTCTATGCTATGTGTTTGAGATAAATGAAAGTCTATTTGACTTTGACCCATAGCAACTATTGCAACATTCTTACCTTCTAGGTCTTTAATAGGCTCATTAGACATTATGTTCTTGGTATTTTCAGAACATCATCTCTATATTGATCTGTAGTATTTTCTCCTTCTCCAAGATTTTTTAATCTTGCTATTGCTTCATTATATTTTTGATTATAAACAGTTAACATGTCAGCATCACCTTTCATGTATATATAGCCTTCTAATAAACAACCATATAGCAATGCATTTGTAGCATACACAGATAACCATGTTGTTCCGCTATCTGCTCCAGAAGTAATAGATGTTGGCTTGTAAAAATAATGAAGTTCTACATCATATGATGCATTAGGAGTTGGACCAACAATAAATGTAGAGTCATCAAATAATGCATAATGTTTTGGTACACTTGTTGTTGCAGAATTAGGATAAGCTTCTCTTATAAAATTAACATCTTTAAATAATAAAAATTGTTGATTGCTAGAGTTAGTTACTGATAAAGAAAAATTATCTAAAAAATCACTTGGCGTTTTAAGATATTGATTTCCTAATGTTAATTCACCAGTAACATTTTTTCTAAAATCAGGAAGTTTAACTGCTTGTAATATTCTATCTTCTGTTTGTTTAATTATATTTGGAAGATCAGAGACAAAAGTGCTTTCTGTATTTTGTAAATAATTTTTTATTAAAGATTGTAATTCTGAATATGTCATTTATGTTATAGAAACAGATAATGTTCCTATTTCTCCTGTTATATCTAAGCCAACTGTTTTTGAACCTAGTGATGTAACTCCACCACCAATAGGATTAAATGCAAATAATTTTCTTGAGTCTGCTTCTCCTGTGTCTACCCTAGGATCATATAATGATTGAGGGTCTATAGTAGATAGTTCATTAACATCATATTGCGGTTGATCTGGATCAAAGCATTCATGACATACTTTTAATCCATTTTTTTGTTTGTTTTGTACTTCGTATCGCAAATCTTTTAAACGATATGTAAATCCACATCTATCACATATTGCTAATGCTTTCTTACCTTG